TTACAAAGACAATGGCGCACCGTGCTACTGGAACGCCAAGGCCTTCACGGTAGGCCGCCAGTTGCATCTCATGTTCAAAGTACACATCCACCTTGTCTAAGTCGGTATCTTTGGTCTTGAAATCAACAATAAAGCCATCGCCTTTGCCGTTTACTGGTTTAGCCATTAGATCGCATTTGCCACCAAACCCTAGCGGATGCCCAAACGACTTCTCAGGCAGCCACAGTTGCTCTCCAAACGCACTTTTAAGCGTACTATCAATCGCATCCAAGTACGGTGGTTTTTCAGGCATATACACTTGGTCAAAATACGCTTCAATAACCGCATGGATAGCCGTACCCCGTTCAGCGGCTTCACGACCTGTAGCCTTGGAATCCTGCATTACCCTAGCCAACCAATCAGCTTCAGGTTCGCCTTCCATACGGGGCAAGGTCAAAGCAGCTAATAAGACTTGTTGCTGTTTCCATGTATCAAGCCCTGCTTTCGATAACATTCCGTTAATTGTTGTAACACTTGGCAGAAGTCCAAGTTTCCGTGCGTCACGAAGCGTGGTTGCCCGTTCACCAGTCTTGCCGATGGTTGTATAGGCTGGAGTGCCGTCTTTGGTGTACCAATGACCATTTTCCTGTACCTTTTCTTTAACTATCATTAGATTCATCCAGCATAGCCATACCCATTGCAACAAATTTAGTGCCAACACCAATGGCAATTAAAGGCAATTTATTTCTATGCCAGTAAATGCCCATTTCGGTTCTAAATGTTGGTTTTACTACACTAGAAATAAAGTCTGCATTGACATGAACGCCCAATTTTTGACCTATTTCTGATGTACTCATTACATCTTCTTTGTTAGTCATTTTTAATCCTTAAAATGGAATGTCGTTAAGGTTGTCATCTTCAATCTTAGGTGCAGCAGCTTCACGCTGTTTCTGACCACGCCATTCAGACGATTCGGTAATCTTTTCTTTGTAGTATTTTGGCAACAAGTCGTACTTTACTTGGTCAAACTCAGCCAGCCAAAAGTGATTAGTAGGATTGATGCCTTCAGGCTGGGCGTTACGCAATGCGCTAGGAACTGGGCTAATGCCGCTAATATTGGCGTATTTGCCATCTTCACTATGCGTAATGTTTACCATGCAAAATTTACCTAGTAAGCCTTTAAGGTCAAAGTTCTTGCGATCTTCCGCAGTCATCTTTTTATTTGACCAGCTTTCTAAATCTTGCCGTAAACGGGCTTGATCGCCTAAACTAACGGTATATCGCTTGGACACGATTAAGGGCTTTCCATCGTCTGTTTTTAGTGGAAGTCCTGCGTCATCGTCACCGTGCAGTTCCCAAGTAAACACGACCTTGTGCATGATCTTAGTTTCGCCAGCCCATTCGGTAGCTTGGTGGCCTAAGTCAATAATGGAATAAAGCCGTGCCATGTGCAGCCCAGCAGGGGCAATCTTAAAGTCTTTTTGCGTGTCAGTAATAATCATTTTTTGCTCCAAATTGTTGGGAATGTATTTAAAGGGTTGCCAAAGCAGTTGCCAAAGTCGTTGACAACATCACGAATGACAGGGTTTACATGGTTATTGCGTTTAGGTGCGACATATCCGCAGCAATGGCGTAATAGGTCTATTTGACGCTCGGTAAGAAATACACCTTCTTCCATGTCTTTAAATACTTCATCCAGTTCCCATTGCATCTGAACTTGGTCTGCTAACTGCTGGTCGTAATCACTCATATTTACCTTTCTGTTTCACCCTAACTAGGGTAGTTATCACCCTAAATAGGGTAAGACAATATTAAGCAAACTTAAACCACAAGTCAACAGGTATTTGCAAAAGTGTTGTAAATAAGTTAAGATAGCTTATGAACGCAACTGCAATAATTAAACTTTTAGGTGGCCCAACCCGTATATCTAAGCTGGTCGGGGTATCTGTACCAGCCGTATCTATGTGGCAAAACGGGGAAATACCGCACGATAAGTTGATCTTTTTGGCTGCAACTTTAGAAAAAGAATCGCATGGCTTAATTAGCCGTAAGTCGCTGTTTCCCCACACTTACAAACTTATTTGGCCTGAGTTGGATTAATTTGTAGTACACTACCAGTAAGCGGAGTGATGTCTGCGGATAACTAGGTTGGTGACCAAGACCCTTTTGGGTTGTTCTGAGTGTTTACCAAATGACTACCGACCCATTTGTTAAGCAACATCACCTTAGAGCAACCCAAAGGGGTTTTTCTATTTCCGCTTGGTCTTGATTGGTCGGCTAAAAACAACAGCTTTCAAGATACAAGTGCTACTGTGGGATAGTTGATGTAACAGCACATATATAGGTGGCGAAGCTAGTGCCTATTCAACGAACGACTGGCGGGTTCTGTGGCTCCGAAAAGCAAACAGTTGAAGGCGAATCTAGGAAGGCTAGGTTCGTTCACCAAAAAGCAAATAAATTATCTTATATACATAAATACAACACTTTTATTAAAAACACTTGCAATAGTTAAGATAACTTAATAAACTAGTCTTACTCAATACCGAGTGAAATAGGAGATAGACATGAAAGATTTATTAGGTGCTTGCGTACTTGGTGTAATTCTTGGCGCAATGGTTGCCCTCTCAATATGATTGAAACCGTAATGATAGTGTTTGCCATTGGGGTGTTTGCTATATTTGCAACCCTAATAATACTTGCTGCCGCACTTCTTTATTGGACACAACAATGACAACCTTTACTACTGAAGATCGAATCCATGCTGAAAAAAACGGTTCATTGACCGTTAATGTAAACGCTGGCGAAGTTGCAGTTACGCTTAAAGACCTAACAGACGATGAAATTAGGGATATTTGGTCAAAAATTGTGTGTTCGGTTCATATGACAAAAGCAGAATTAGAATTTGCTAGAGCAATACTAAAAAAGGCACAAGAATAATGACATTTTTAGTAGCCAACATACCCCCTGTTAAATGCTTTGTTCGTAAAGAGTACCTTTACAACCAAGAAAAAGGACACGGAGAATTAGAACCTTGCGTATGGATGACTGCTAAAGCTATTAAAGGCCAAGCGTTTCGTATTGAATCTATGCTAACCAATTACGGTGCGCTATACGACAAACTTCCTATTAGTGCGTATGTATGGAAGCCAGTAACATATATGTTACCTTTGGACTACTTGCAGATATGGGATTGTTTGTCATACGATATGGCGGTGATTGAAAAATCAAACCTGCGTGGGCTTAAGGTTAAATACTTTGGTAAAGATAAGCAGTTTCACTTTGGCAACTACTTGTTTACTATAGACTTTGCCGATCCTGACAGTAATCGTTTAGATACAACCTTTAGCGAAGGGGTAGAAGAACACAAGTCGTACAACTTTATCAAGCTGGATAACGGGCAATTTGCTTGCCAGCCTAATAACCGTTGCCTTTGGTACGATGTATCGCTAGTTCCTGCTACGCTTAAAACGCCTGACTTTAAAATACCTACAGAAATCTATAGCGTTGAAAACCATGCTAAATGGTCAGCCAAAGACGAATGGTTTTATAACTTTGACGAGATAACACGATGAACTTTGCTGAATTTTATAGTTTATATCCCCGTAAACAGGGTCGTAGGGCAGCCGAAAAGTCTTGGGGTAGGTTGACCCACAACGAACAAGAAGATGCGTTTAACGCTCTTGCTACGCACATTGAATACTGGAAGTTAAAACAGACTGAAAAAGACTTTATTCCCCATCCTGCTACTTGGCTTAATCAGGGCCGCTGGGAAGATGAATTAGACATGGAAGTTAAAAAGATCAAGAAACCCGAATTGCCTTGGTATTCCAGCGAAGAATTAACGAAGGCCAAAGCGCAGGAAGTCGGTTGCCAAGCGTATGCAGGTGAGGGCTGGCAGCAATGGAGAGCAAGAATTAGCCAAAAGATAAAGCAAATTGAAGAACAAGCATGAAGATTACCTTGTCGATTGGTACATAGGCGTAGCTAAAAGACGGGGCTGGGATGAAGTTGTACGGTTACTTGTACAAGAAAAAGACCAAGAACGCATGAAAATGTTGATAAAAAAGAGATTAGGAAAATGAGAGAGATAGACCCCAATAAATGTATAGACTTTATTTTAGAAAACGCTGGCAAATATGCAGCCGCCAAAGGTGAGTTGGCCCAGCTAGAAACCTTTAAAAGCAGCCTAAAAGCGATAATGATGCAGAAGTCAGGCGAACAAACAATCGGGGCGCAAGAACGAGAAGCCTATGCCTGTCAGGAATATCAAGACCTATGCAAAGCCATTGGAACGGCTACCGAAAACGCTGAAAAGCTAAAATGGGAATTAGAAGCTGCAAGACTTAGACACGCTACATGGCAAACTTTAGAAGTATCAAACCGCAACCAAGATAGAATCTTAAAATGACACAATTAAAAATAACTGAAGAATTCCTTATTCTTAAACTACTATCTAAAATGTACGATGATGCTTTAAGACGCAACGATTTAACTCAAATGCTAGAAATTAGCGTAGATATTGCTGAATCCGCAGAAAAGCTAGAGCAAATGACCGTAGATCACATAAATGGTCACTAAAGTTGAAAAAGAAAAGTGCAGAAGAATTGCTGAACTGGGATGCTCATTATGTAGGCATCTCGGCTCTGAAGGAACGCCAGCGGAACTCCATCACATTAGAAGAAGTGGCGTACGAAGCAGCAGTCCTGTTATCCCGTTATGCCCCTATCACCATAGAGGATCAAATACCAGTATTCACGGAATGGGTAGAAAACGCTTTGAAACAGAGTATGCCATTACAGAAGAACAATTACTCGAAAAAACATTGGAGTTGATTGGTGAGTAGAGTTATTTCGTGGTTTAGTTGCGGTGCGGCAAGTGCGGTAGCAACTAAGCTGGCTATTGCTGAAAGCACAACGCCTGTAGAAGTAGTTTATTGCCATGTAAAGGAAGAACATCCTGACAATTTGCGGTTTATGAAAGACTGTGAAAAATGGTTTGGTCAACCTATAAAAGTTATACAAAACGACAAATACAACGGCAGCATTTACGAAGTGTTTGAAAAGCGCAAGTATATTGTTGGTATTGGTGGTGCGCCATGTACGGTACATCTTAAAAAAGATATGCGTAAAGCGTTTGAATTGCCTAATGACAGACAAGTATTTGGATATACCGCAGAAGAACAAGACCGTGTAGATCGTTTTATAGACGCTAACAATAATGTTAATTTATGGTCAATCCTTATAGATAAAGGGTTAGGCAAATCT